CCATGTGTGGTCAACGATAAAAAAGTTTGTCTTTACAAGGCTGACTTCAGATACAAGAACAGCGAAGGGGCTATGATAGTAGAGGACACCAAGGGGATTGAAACCCCTATGTTTAGATTGAAGAAGAAATTAGTAGAGGCACTGTACCCAGGCACAGAAATACTCGTAATAAAAAAACCAAAAGGCTAGAAGGGAACTCCGGTTTCCACCCAGGGTTTGATTTGAAGTAATGTGCCATTTAATAATCTCTTAATGTTGTCAGCTTTTTCTAACAGTTCTGTAGGAAACCCAGCGTTTACTACTTGAATCAATTCTTTGCTGGAATAAAAGTTATTGTCTGTTGAGCTCTTGGCCTCCGGAACATTAACAAATCTAAAACCATCCTTCTCATACACCACCACGTCTTTGTCTTTCTCAATCATTACCGCAGGTATTAGCTCTGGGATATAGTTATGAAGACTACAACCTTTAAGCTGCCGATCACTGCTAATCTTTTTATCGTGTTGATCGCAATGCCAATGTGCGTCTCCCTTGTCCATATCAATCTTTGCAAATCGACATGAGCGACAATGGATGTTTTCAGGCAGTGCTCTCCCCAAATAAGATGCTTGTTGCTTCGGAGTCATGAAGCTACGAATGCGGTAATCAGTCTCTGGTATATAATTTTCTGGTGGATCTTCTCTCGTAAGAATGTCTTTAGCTTTGTCCATCAAAGAATCGAACAGGATTTTATCATACTCAACTACTTCGGTATATAAGTCTGAGTTATTTTTATTATAAACAATGGCTATAGCGTGCTTAAAGTTAAACAAGCCCATGTATAAATGTAACTGGGCCTCGTATTCATCTGACCATTCACAATAACTGCCCAGCTTTTTTAAGTTCTTGAACCTACTGTCGTTGGCTGTTTTGAATTCTAGAAGGTATGGATTGTCTGCGTCCATGCCTGGAAAGTTGCGACCCACGCCATCGATGTGGCCCTTAACGTGCCCACCCAATGCTTCAGTCTCAAACTGTTTGCCATGGCTGTCAACGTCATATATGGAAGCCCCAGGTATCTTTCTTAGCTTCTTAATCAAGTCATCCTCTACCACGTTGCCAAGATCTAACAAGCGCAAGACTCTGGGCTCCCAATCGTTAGGCATGAGCCAACGATACCGCAACCAAACCAATCGCTGGTTAGGATTGCCAATGCCACTGATCCCTAAATAGAATCTCTGGTGTTGCTTTTCTTGTAACTCAACTTCATCAAGTAACTCGTGTATCTTGGTCATAAAACTATCTCCTCATTTTTCTTGGTTTTAATACCAACAACGTTCTCATACTTGCCTTGTTTTTGTAAAACAATCTCAGATATTGTATCAAAAGCCCCATTGTTTATAAGCTCTGCAGCCATCCAAGCTTGCTTTGGTGAGCCCCATTCAGTAGTAATCTTGTTCCATTTACGCACTGCCATGTTGTGTGCGGTAGGGTGGCCAAACATCAATGGCATCTTTCTGGGAAAGAACTCGTCTTTGATTGTAAATATTACTTGGCAGTAATCGCTGCCATTCTTAGACTTAACAACAGCTGCATAGATGTCTGTTATGGGTTTCATAACTGGTTTAGCTTTGGCTTTCTCATCAGAGAGAACAGCCTGTCTTTCAGCTTTGGTTCGCTTGGCTACCTCTCTTTCTTTCTTAGTCCACAAAGATTTAATTTGCTTGGACTCAAAGACCTGGCCACACTCAATGCATTCTTTAGCAGCAGGAGAGTTAATGGCATTGCAGGCAGCACAAATCTTAGGATGGTATCTGCCTTGTACATTTTCTTCTGGAGTAACTTCGTCTAAACAGCCATGGCGCGCAACGTTCTCTCCATAATCTAATAACAAACAGTTGCTCTTATCGTCATGCAATCTCATGCCTCGCCCACACATCTGCACATACAAACCAATGCTTTGTGTCGGTCTAAGCAGTGCTATGCAATCTGTTCTTGGAGCGTCCCAGCCTTCAGTTAGAACGCCCACATTACATAGGGCGTGGATCTTTCCAGACTCAAAGTCAGCAAGTATCTTGTCTCTCTCTATGTTGGGCGTTTCCCCTGTAACTACAGCAGCTTTGATTCCATATTGAATTAAATACTGAGTCATCTTTTGGGCATGCAATACCGATACGCAAAAGAATACAGTGGCTGTCCTGCCTTTTGTGTAAGCATTGTCAAGCCAGTCACTTACAACCTCGATTATGGTTTCATCCACCATGGCCACTTGCTCTAATTCTTTTTCCCGGAAGTCTCCATTCTTAAACTTTAAGCTAACCGATCCTGCATCAATGATGGCTTTATCGTTAACAGCGTAAGCTGATAAGCGTGACAAGTAACCATCTCTAATAAGCTCTGGAATAGATATAGAGTAAGCAATGCCTTTAAAGAAATGATCCTTACGATCTCCATAGATGTAGCCTTGGCCCATGCGATAAGGCGTAGCAGTGCAACCCATAACTTTCATATCGCCACGAGCAGACAGCTCAGTAATAATCTTTTGATACCTGGTGTGTGATGTGGGTGGCACGTTGTGTGCCTCATCAATGATCATGTAATCAAACTTACCAACCTTGGCAAGTCTCTTGGGAGATGCCAGGGTATCTCTGCTGGCAACCAATACTTGGGCATCGTGTTGAAAGCGTTTCATCCCAGCTGCTAGAACGCCTACCGGCGCATCGGGCCATACCATCTTTAGTTTGCTCTCAGCTTGAGAAACCAATTCTTTTCTATGTGCTAGGACAATAAACCTGGCGTTAGGATCTTTGGCTAATACTTCTTTAATGAAGTGAGAAAAGATAATCGTCTTGCCAGCTGCTGTGGGCAATGCAAGTAAAGCATGTTCGTTGGTTGGTTTTGTTTTAAACCAATGATGCAGGGAGTCTATTGCATCCCTTTGGTAGTATCGAAGTTTCAATGGACAACTTTTTTTTCAGTGCTTCTGGGCGATCTTAAAAGAAACTCTAAATCTTCTACTGAATTTATATCAAGCTTCTCGTTTATTACAGTTGATATTAGCTCCATGGCCTCATAAGAATCTTCTGTAAAGTTAAACGACATGTCTATGGTAAATTTTAAAACAGTCATAACTGCTGTCAAAGTATCTAAGTCTTGTCTGTCCCAATCATCGATGCACATGGATAAATCCTGCATGACTGTATCGGATGTTTTTTTATCTAAAGAATACTTTTTATCTTTGCTCATTTATTATTTTCCTTTAATTTTTTAACAAGTTTATAAAGAACTCCGGATGTAAGTTCTTTGTTGTTTATAAATTTTCTAAATGTTTCGTGATATACATCATTTTCTTTTGCTAAAAGCCTTATAAAAGTATCTTTCTTGTATTGTTTTCCGTAGTTTTTTTGTAAATAGCCGATTAGCTCTAACCTAAATTCTTCTATCTCTTGATCAGTATAAGTTTCTTTAGGCATTTTCATGCTCCATACTTCCTAAAAAATACAGTAAATCTGCTTTCTTTTTCATCTTTTGTATCCACGTTTAGTAAGGTTAGTTTAGCATCTTTTACTTTTTGATCTATTTCAAACGGCAGGCTGTCGAATGTTTGATCTAAAGAATCTAGCAAAGATTCCACCATGGTAATCAAGGCCTTTGCCTCTCTGGTATTTATTGACATTTTTTTCTCCAAAAAAAGTGAAACCCTCACAGCAAACAACTGGATTTCAAAGTTGCTAATAAACCGGCAATGAATTGCCCGGCATTGCTTATGTAATATAATCAATTGGGTTATAATTCTCCCAATTGTCTTCTTTGAGATAATACTTAACGTTATCTCTAATAAGGCGAGGAGTAGCCAAGGCATAGCCCAGGTCAAGCAAAGCTTTAGATACTCTCTCGGTTGTTTCATCTACAGAATCGCCATCTCTCTTTAATATGTCGACCTGGCTATGCAATTCCTTGATGAAATCCATCTACTTGTCCCAGTCAAACCCGTCATCGTCTGATGACTTTTCTGCTGGAGCAGGCGAAGGGGATGAAGGTTTTGCACTGGCAGTCCCTGCGGCGAACTTACCAATAACATTTTTATCATCCCACTTTGTTCCGTCTCCCTTGTCGTTGCCTTCTTCTATGCGAAGCGTTGCATGAAAACATATGTTCATCATGCTTTCGAGTGCCTCTAGGCCAAAGTTTTCGACATCGGGATCCATACCCATGGCTTTTCTCCAGTTACGAAGTTTGCCTTTGGATACATTCAAGCCATTGCCTTCAAGCATAAAGTTTTCCCAAACTTTTCTGCCTGCAAACTTAGGGCCAACAACTTCAAAAGTTATGTTGATCATTTTATGACCACTGCTTTTGGCAGTTCTTGACTCCCAGGTTTTAGCAACCATTTCATAATCGCCGGCTGGCATGGGACCTATCGAACTAGTATCTAGATCGTCTACGTCAGTTAGGTTAATTTCAAAATCAGACATTGTTTTTCTCCTATTTAGATTTTAAAGATTCTTTAAAAGCAGTCATAAATGCATCCCAATCTAAGTCTAATGGGAGGTTTCCCAAGTCGACTCTAGATTTAGCATCAAAGGCTGCTGCGTATTTGTGAAACAACTTTCGCTTGCCATATGACACAGCTCTGGTTGATTCCTTGAAACCTTGCCCACTTGTACGAGTTGATACCTCGTAGTTTGCAAACAAGTTGAAGTCTACCCATTCTCGTATCATTGCTGATACTTTCTTGTGTAGATTCATTTCCCAACGATCGTAGGGCTCACGCTCTGGATCGTTGAAAGTTCTAATGGCTACATGAGAAAGCAAGATGACGTGCATCTTTTTTTCTTGTAACCCATCAAACATTTGTAAAAGTCTGCGATATAACTCCGCTGACTCTGTATAACCTTTACCGAAGCCAAGGGCCTCAATTGATTTGATTGAATGATTTTGACATACCTTCTGTTGCACTAACTTCTCAGCCCAATCAGTTGTATCAAACACCAGGGTTCTATAGTCATGGTCTTCATCGTGCAATGTTTGTATCTGCTTAACGATGTCATCGTAGCTTTTACACAAAGGGAAGGAAGGAACATCGATAAAGTTAGTTCCGTCCTCAGTCTTAATGAAGATAGGCTTGGGTGCTTGTGAACCAAAGGTAGACTTACCTATGCCATCGGTTCCTGATATGTTGATCTTAAGTGCTGGCACTTTGATTCCTGTCTCTACTGTGTCCAATAAGCTCATTTATCTATCCTCCTTAGTAAACTTCTAATTTTTTTCTTTTCCAAATGATCGATATCAAAATCAGAAGCAGAAAATTCATAACCTCTCGGTGTGGTTTTATGTGCTTTAGGTATATCTCCTGTTTTGATTGCGTAGGCAGCTAATAGTAGATACCAGATTAAAGATTGGTCATCTTCATGTAGTTGGTCTAATATTTTTCTTGCAGCTGGTCTTGGGATTGTACTCATCTTGGTCTCCTGTCGTGAAAGTTAACGTCATTGCCTTCCATAGAACCAACATATTCTTCCCATATGTCTGACAATGCACTTGGTAAATACATGTCGTTGATGTCTTTCATTTTTTGACAGAACTGCTCAAAGCTACTGCAAGTGCTAATGACAAATTCTGAATCAGACTTAACGTCTATTAAAAAGTCTCCCAATCTACTCATTTGTTTTCTCCTTTTAATGGATCAATGAATTGGACATAAGGCCTCTCATTAATCTTGGTTTGTAAACCTTCCTGGACAAAGTCCCAAAGGTCTGGGTTATCTTCCATGCATTGCTTAACAGCTTTGATGTCTTCAGCATACTGAACCTTAAAAGGTATCTTGTATCCATCGGCAACACACTTAGCTAAATGCCCTTGATCCCAAGTCTTGGTTACTTTGTATTGAACCCTAAGATCAAATGGAATTAAATTTTTAAGAGGAACTCTCGTAGAACCCCCTGTGTTTGATAATACTTTAATGTGTTCTTGTATCTCAGGACGAGATGCAATTTCAATGTCTAACCTTGAGCTTTCTGCTTTTAATTCAGCCTGCATGGTTAGGTTCTTTTTCTTAGCCTTTAGCAAAGCTTCAAGGCAAAATTCTGTTATATCTTTTTCAGTCATTAGTTTCTCCAAACTTCAATACCTTAATCTTAATGATAAATAAAACATTGTCAAGAAATATCTGTACTTTATGTATGTATTCAATTATCATTAATTCATGACGCGACTTGATGGTCTTTTGTTCACCCCCAAGAACAGTAGTCCTCCTTAATTTAATCAGGTCGCGTCTCTTATTAAAAGGAGAGAACGTGAAACTAAAAGACTACATAGTAAAACGAGGAGAAGAGAGCCTGGCAAAAGAGCTGGGTGTTTCCATTGATACGATTAGATCGTGGAGGTATGGAAGCAGACAACCCTCAGTCAATCAAGCCAAGAAACTTATTAAACTTACCGGGCATGCACTTGACTGGGAAAGTATATACGGAACAGTAGAACAGTAATGGGCCTAGACTTAAATCCAAACCTAAAGGGTGAGGACATTCGCGACAAAGAACGCAGAGATATGTTGGTATCTTATTATGAGAACAACTTTCATTTAATACCCTGTGGATCTAAAGAAGACAATGTTCCAGACTATTTTAAGCATAGGCATCCTAACGAACAAGAAGATGTTATAGCAAAGCGTTGGTCCAAGACTCCAAGAGTTAAGTGGGCTGAATACATTAATAAACAACCAACGATGAAAGACATCAAGCAATGGTACTTAGAGTTTCCTAATTGCAATTGGGCTGTGGTAACAGGCATTAGTTTTGTTGTGCTCGATGCAGACACACAAGAAGCATGTGACTTTGTAGAGTCAGGCCAACTAACAAGAACAACTTTAAAACAGAAAACTCCTCGCGGTGGTTACCATTATTTCTATGCTGTTAATGACAGCCTATCAATAAGAAACACAACAGGCAGATTGGATGTAAGGGGAGAGGGTGGATACGTCATGGTGTCTCCTTCAAGCCATTACATGTTTGAGCTGGTAGATGGAATGGGCGTTGATTCAATGGATGAACTGCCCATGCTTACACCTCAAGACATGAACATCATCTATGACTTTAACAACGATGGCAAAATTAACACAGACAGGAACACACCTTTGTCATTGGATGGTGTGCAATCTGGAATGCGGAACGATACCCTTGCTCGCCTGGTGGGTAAATGGATACTCGAAGGTTGGGGAATGCGTGAAGTTATTATTAAAGCATTGGATTGGAATCAAACAAACAACCCACCTATGTCAGTGCAAGAAGTTTTGCTAACAGCCAACAGCATATGCACAGGGCATCTAAAAAGAAATCCAGAAGATGTCGATGCAGGCATACTCAAGTGGAAGACAAGTCAATGGCAGATACCTTTGGCTGATGAACTCAAAGAGATCATGAATCAAGAAGATCCAATCGATGTTGCCAAAGATGTCAGGGTTGTTGAAAGAGATCCACTTGGCCTTAAAACATTCAACGATTCCTTCTGGGAAACAATGGATTCAAGTCGCATCGAACAGTTTTGGGGAGATGCATTTGTGTTTGAGCAATCAAGGGTGTTGCTCTTGGGCAAACCAAAGATTGGTAAGTCGCATTGGCTTGGAGCTTTTGCAGCGTCTGCAACAACTGGCACAGAGTTTATGGGAACACAGTTCAGCAGACCCATGAAGGTAATGTGGTTACAGGCAGAGATCATTCATGAGTTCTTAAAGAAAAGAATCGAGATGTACTACCAACCTTTTCATCATGACCCGGAGCTGTACAACTTAGGCAAATCAAATCTTATTGCATCGGGCAGACTTAGAAAGAACATCATGAGAGACAGCGACATGGATGATATAGCAGCAAGCATCGAGTATCACAAACCCGACCTGGTGATGATCGATCCTATTATTAACTTCTTTAGTGGTGAAGAAAACTCTAACTCAGAGATACACGAGATGCTGTCAAGGGTGGACAGACTCATAGAACTCTTTGGCGTTGCAGTCATCATTGCTCATCACACTGGCAAAGAAAGGGCGGACGATCTCTCGTTCATGTCAGCTCGTGGTGGTTCAGCTTTTGCTGGTTGGATGGATTCAGGCGTTAAGCTGTCAGGCACAAAACCTAACATCACCTTGTTCTATGAAGCTCGTAATGCAAGAGAGCCAGATCAACACTTGGCCTACTTTGATTTCGAGCGTGGTTTCTTTAAGCCTGTCAGCGTGTCAGATTCTCCGGACGAAGTGGAGATAGCAAGAGTCATTGCTGGTGCTATGAGTTCGTACAAGTTCTACACAAGGCAAGAGTTAGAACTGTTGGCTCGTGAAGCACTCAAAGCAAGCGATCTAGCATCGGGGGAGAGAGCAGCAAGGTATGGAGTCTCACATGTGCAGAAGTATCTTGGCGAGAAGGTTAAGACACACAGCATTCCTGGAAAGAACGCTTGGTATTATTTAAACGACAATGAGATGAAAAAACCTTGGGACGAATAATGGATAATTTAAGTAAAATAACAGACCCAATTGAAAAGGTTTTGCTTATGATGGCTAAACATCAACTTGCAGTGGTTGCTGATAAAAAATTAGATTTAGCTCTTATGATAGTAAAAATACAAAGACATTTAATAAAAACACAAGACACAAACAAACATTTTAATGAGCAATGGAAATTTTTTCACAACGCACATGAAGATCTTATGGGAGGCGTAGAAAGAGTATATGGAATATAACCCTTACAAAATAGATGGCCCTGCACTAATTAGTTTTAGTGGTGGCAGAACTTCTGGGTTCATGTTGTGGAATATAATACAAGCGCATGGCGGAACATTGCCCGATGATGTATATGTAACCTTTGCCAACACAGGCAAGGAAGCTCCAGAAACATTGGACTTTGTGCATGAGGTCTCTGAGAAGTGGGGCGTGAAAATACATTGGCTTGAATTGTACTTTGGTGAAGAGCGTCCAGTCTATCGAACCAAAGAGGTTACATACGAAACAGCAAGCAGAAATGGTGAGCCCTTTGAAGCTTTGTTGGATCGCAGACAATACTTACCCAATCCTGTTACAAGATTTTGCACAAGCGAACTGAAGATAAAAGTTATGTATAGATTTATGCGAAAGCTTAGAGGACACAAAAACTGGGAAAATGTTATTGGCCTTAGATACGATGAGCCTCGAAGAGTAGCAAGTGCAATGAGACAATACGAGGTGTGGACAAATGTTACACCAATGAATGATGCAAAGCACACAGTCAAAGATGTCACAAATTTTTGGGAGAAACAAAACTTTGATTTAAACCTAACAAACTTTGGTGGCAAAACCTTGGCAGGCAACTGTGATCTGTGCTTTCTTAAAGGCAAGGACACAAAGGTTAAACTGCTGCAAGAGAGACCTGAGATGGCAGATTGGTGGATCAAACAAGAACAAAAGTTTGGCAAAGATTCTGGTGCTACCTTTAGGAAGGATGGCCCCACTTACATTGACTTGCTAGACATAAGCAAGCAACCAAACTACAAGGAGCAAGATCTGTTTGATGAACAGATGACATGTTTTTGTCATGATTAAACTAGACAAGCCAGCACTCAAAGAATCGGTGGCTGATACGTTCATGGGCACAGCGATCAATCTGCCCCTGGTGTGGTTGGTGTTATCTTTGTGCTTGATGTTCACGCACAACGCATTCATCATCTCATTGGCACAAGCTGGGGTGTTAACAGTGGTGGCAATCATTAGAAGGTATTGCACACGCATGTATTTTAAAAGGAGGGAGAGTAGATGATTAAGATATTAGATATCTGTTCAGGGATAGGAGGATTCAGCTTGGGACTAGAAGCGACTGGTGGTTTTGACACAGTTGCTTTTTGTGAGTTCGATGACTTTTGTTGTAAAGTATTAAACAAACATTGGCCAAACGTACCAATATATAAAGATTTAAAGGAGATAGGAAATGAACCAGAAAGAATTATTCAAGAATTTGACCTCATCTGCGGAGGCATCCCCTGTCAGCCGTTCAGTCTCGCAGGCAAACAAAAAGGCAAGGAAGATGACAGACACCTCTGGCCGTACATGTATGAAATTGTTAAATCCAAGAAACCCACTTGGGTCATTGTCGAAAACGTTGGTGGCTTCGTCAATGTGGCACTCGATGATGTGTGCCTTGACTTGGAAACCCAAGGTTACGCCACGCAATCGTTTATTATTCCAGCTTGCAGTGTCGAAGCACCCCACAAAAGAGATCGAATCTGGATCCTCGGAAAACATACCTCCGAATTCGAGAAACCTTTGGTCGACACCGACAGCATTCGACCACACGAACATAAAACAACCGAGGAAGAATCATCCAGGAGGGGGTCAGAAACCTCCACTACAACAACAAGTAACGATGTGGCCAACTCCAAGAGCAACGGAGAGGATGGGGTACTACGAACAACCGAGTCCGAGCATGATCAAAGGGACACACGGATGGAGTCTTCCAGCTGCAGTGACGGACGAAGCGAGCGAGAAGTCTCACAGAAAATGGCCAACTCCACAGGCATCAGATCATCTAGCGAATCAAAGCGAAACGCTGGAAGCTTGGGAGAAGAGAGCAGCCAAGAAAAAGGAACAGGGGATCAATCTTCAGTTCGCTCTAAGACACGCAGTGCAGAAAGACCCAGGCAAGATGTGGCCAACTCCAAGGAGCTCGAAGATCATGAACATGACAATGGAGAGCGCACTCAACAGGATAGAGAACACAGGGTATCACAGCAATCTGGAGGAGAAGGTAGCCTTGGAGGAAAAGAAGATGTGGCCGACCCCAAACGCGTCTCCAGCGACAGCATCTCAGACAGTGGAAGCAACACAAAGATTGAGAGCGAGCAGGGAAAGAAAACAGGGAATCTTGATAGAAGCAGTGGTCGACAGGATGTTGCCTACTCCAACAGCGAGGGACTACAAGGGAGCGAGGAAGCCGGAGACACTCAAGAAAGCAGGGAGGAACGAGAACAACTCGCTTCCGGACAAGATAGCAGCTTATCAAAAGGGCACACTGAACCCCAACTGGGTGGAATGGCTGATGGGGTATCCCCCAGGTTGGACGGACATCTCGGATTCGAGCGAGAACCCAGCATCCCAAGAGTAGCGACAGGGATCCCAAATAGAGTCAATCGACTCAAAACATTGGGCAACTCAATCGTGCCTCAAATTGTGTACAACATTGGCCTAGCAATCTTAGAAGAGGAGGAGAGAGATGCTAAGTAAATCAATGGGGCAGTGTATATTGGAGTGTGTATTGGAGTGTAAGAAAAGTGTGTGTAAACGGCTGTGCAACGGGCAAAGGGGCAATTGCACATGCCCGCCCGAAAGGTGCATGGTTGCAGTAATCTATGGTATGTGCGGTTGTGCAGTTGCACATGCCTGCACATATGCACATGCGTCTCTGAAAGGTGCATGGATACTGGTACGTGCAGCTGTGCGCATGTGCATCTCTATAGAGAACTATAGAAAGGTGTATACACACACCTTATCTGTAGGGGAGATAGGTTCTCTAGAGATACAAT